CCCTCCTCAAACGGAGAAAGCAATGAACATAAGTGAATTTGACGACGACCTGGACAATACTGACCCTGCCAAACTTCTTAGCGACCTGTGGAAACAGGTTGGTTCGAAGGACGGTAAGATCGATATCGTTTGCGTTGTCGACTTTCTTCACTCATGCCATAGCAGACTCTGTTATAACGAGGAGAGGATTCTTAACATCGAGGCAATGATGCCCCGACGGCAGCACTAGAGGCCGCTTCCCTATCTTTACAAAAGATGGGCTGTGTTTCTCCCGTGATCTTATGATCTGCGTGGCTTCGAAACCACAAGGAGATTTTGATCATGAAACCTGTACCTTCAAGTGAGTACAAACAGGAGTTGAACTATCGATACTCCGTGAACTACGCTACTGAGTTCAGTGGCCTTGTCAATGCCGAAGAGGATATTCGTACCGGCTCAGGCGTCCAAAAACGCGTGGGCTGGAGGAAGCTCCCAAACTTCGACAAAGGCAAACCGCTGGCTTATAGCATTTCGCGGACTCGGTTGAACTACCCTGAGAACTACTCCTTCTACCAACGAGCAGCTGACAATACCAACATATATTACCAATATATGAAGGAGGTCACCTTCTCTAGGTTCAACCCCTACGACTACAGGGACATCTCAGTCATTGACAACGCCCTTCACAAGGCGAAGTACAGACTGTTTGACCGTATGAGGGGTGAAGGAACAAACATCGCCAATATCATAGCCGAGAGGAAACAGACAATCCAATTGATAGGTGATACTATCATGCGTATTGTTTGGGTCATCAAGGACTTGAAACGGGGCGACATAACATCCGCAACCAGAAGGTTGTTCGGAGATTCTCAGCAGGGCAACAAAATTGCCCGTAAACTGAGAGGGAAGGATATCGCTAACCAGTGGATCGGACTCCAGTACGGCTGGCTGCCGTTAGTGGATGACGTCTACGAGTTAGTGAATCTGACTCATCAGAGGACTTCGTCGGCTGTTTACGTATTTCACGAGAGTGCTGTTTCCTGGAACTATACAGCTCCAGGCACCAATTCTTCGTTACAAACGAAGCCTAATGGTGTACAATACTACCGTCCTTACGAAAAACAGCGAAACTGGTGCAGACAAAAGTACATGATCAGGGCTCGCCCTGACATGACTTACGCTGCTCCAGCGGCGCTTGGTTTAACCAATCCTCTGGTTCCGTTATGGGAAGTGGTCCCTTGGTCATTCGTCGTCGATTGGTTTTTACCAGTCGGCACCTATCTTGAGCAGCTTACAGCTGATCATGGTTGGTATTTTCTTGACGGATGTCTTAGCACACACCAGAATTATTCGTGGGTGCAGGACCATACGTCCGACGGCACAACCTCGTGGTCAGGGATACCGATTTGGTATGCTAACTACTGTAGGGGAGACGCGAGAGTGGATAAGTTTGATCGGGTAATCCTAACCGGATTTCCCTCGGTCAATCCTCCACGTTTCAAGAATCCTCTTTCAGGAGCGCATGTCAAAAACGCGTTAGCTCTGCTCACTCAGGCTGTTTACGGCGGGCGTAAGTATCGCTAGTGGATACTTTCTTCGCGCATGCGAGATTCCTCGCATGTGAAACCCGATCCTTAACTGGATCTCACACGTAAGTGTGTTCATGGAGACCACATGGCTACCTTTGCCAATATGGTGATCGCGGATGCCCTAGGCACCCCGGTCAATCACACCTTCGTCCCGGCGTCGAATCGCGATGGACTGTTCGAGTGGCAAGATCAGACTGCTGCCAACAACCCCCTTGGGGTTCCTGTTGGTTTCAATCGAATCTTGTGCTCGGCTCAGGCCAGCAAAGATGTCAACGCAGGGCGCGGGAAGTTCGCACTCGATTTTCGGTACGTGATGCCGACTCTCGAGACGGTGTCGAACAGTACGCAGTCGGGCATTCTGCCGGCTGCTACCTGGGCGTACGATTGCGCGATGTTCATCAAGTTCGTCGTTTCGAGTCGGAGTTCTACTCAGAATCGAGCCGATCTGTTCAAGATGGGACCTCTCGCGTTTCAGAACGCTCAGATTTCCGATTGGGCCAAGACGTACCTGATGCCTACCTAAGGAGCAATCCTTGGATGAGCAAAAGGTCGTCGTGAAGATTCGGGGCTTGCTCCGAATCCTCCCAATCGTTTCACGTCTACTGAAGCCCTTGGCTTCTAAAGGAAAAACATGGCTAAGCTTGTTTCTGCGCAATTCTCCAATGTCTCCCATTGCTATAACCTCAGGGTTACTAGCGATAGGTGGCACGAGTCTGGTGCTAACGGACAATTGGGAAGGCTTTATGACGTCAGTGGGTCTGTATATAATCGAGGTACTATCACAGGTACCTTCGAATATGACGTTCCCGACTGGGCCGTAAGGTCTTTCCGGTTGATTCCGAGGCTTCCAGATGAAAGCTTCTTTATTCAAGGCATGACTTACTCTCAATTAGCGGCGTTTCTGACGTCGCCAACGAGCGTGATCAGCCTTCCTAAAGGGGCTGTTTGCGCTTCCTGCTTCTTCACATTCGCTGATGGGACCCGTCCTAGGCATGACCTTAAGTTCTTGGCGTCTTTATTGACGGCAGGAGCCTGGGGCGTGCTTTACGATGAGTCTCTCTTGGATATGAGGGAGCTGACGTGATGCCCCGTGACCACAAAAGGTTATGGGGCAATGCTCTCCTTGGTAACAAGGAGGCGTTCGACACCACACTGTCTCTGTGTATCGATCTGTTGAAGGAGATAGGCACTTCTAGGTCTTTATCCATCATGCTGTTAATTCAGTATGAAGAGTGGGACCAGATTGCTAATGGTCTACCTTTGCGGGCAGAGGATTATTTGACGGCTGAGGAGTTCTTCCTCGACTATCAAGCAACTTCTCTGCTCATGAAGGCAGACTTTCTACCGACGACGTTCGACAAACGCAAGACGGCACTCGTGAGATTCGAGAGTGCGGAAGCGCAGTGTCAAGAAACCAACAGAAGGTGGCGATCCATTTATGTCGATGGTCGCGGCGATTTATTGCCGCTTAACTTTGATCGGCTCGTTTCGAGCACGAAAAGAATCATCGAATACATACTTGGGCGCTTCCCCTATGAGAAGTTACTTGACAACTGTCGTTGGGGCCCTGGTGCTACAACTAGTATCAGGAACCCCCGTACTTCCGTGTACGAAAAGTATCTCGAGCCTGTAACAGGCTCAGGCCCCTGCCTCACTTTATTCGCGAGCTTGCTCGACGAGTCTCCGCTGTGGAAGTCTTTTCAAAGAGGCTTCTACGGCGTTGAGTGTGGCAATAAGGTCGTTTTTGTTCCCAAGAATGCTAAGACCTTACGGTCTATAGCAGCCGAGCCAACCTTCAACACGTTTATCCAGCTGGGTATCGGAAGGCTCATGAGACAGAGGCTAACCCGTCACGGGATAGACCTTGATTCTCAGGAGCTTAACCGAGATCTAGCTCGTTACGGTTCCCTTACAGGAAAAGTAGCGACGATAGACTTGTCGATGGCCTCTGACACAGCTTCATCAACTGTGATAGAGGCATTGTTTCCAGCCGACTGGCTGGTAGCAATGACAGCTGCTCGCAGCACCCATTGGCGAATGGGTGGGAGTCTTGAACCGTATCACAAATTCTCCAGTATGGGGAATGGGTATACGTTCGAGATGGAGACTCTCTTGTTCTACGCTGCGGCGAAAGCTGTTGCTGACGAACTCGGGGTCCCATGGTGGGAAGTCAACGCCTACGGCGACGACCTAACGGTCGGCGTCGAATGTGTTGATTTACTCACCCGTTTCCTAGGCTTTCTCGGATTTACGGTTAATGAATCAAAGTCCTTCGGACATGGTCCATTTCGTGAGTCCTGTGGGAAAGACTACTTTCTTGGGGCAAATGTTAGACCGTACTTTGTACGGTCTGTCCTCCGTGGCGTTCTTGATCTTATGAAATTCCACAACGGAGTTTTACGAGGTCTTAAGCCGTTCGAACTAACTGCAGCCAAGGTACTGCGGTTGGTTAGTCCTGAGGAGAGGGTTTTCGGACCTTCTTCTCTTGGTGATACAGTCTTTTACAGCAGCTACCCTAGAGGCAATTTCAAACTTGCTTCGAAAAAGTGGCCAATGTATGAAGGCTATATCGTTCGCCATTGGGTATTCAAACCTCTGAAGACGCCTGTCCAGTTTCTGGAACCGGCCGTGTTAGCTTCTCTTTATTCCAATAAAGAGTCGCCTACCAGAGG